TATCGGCCTCATTGAGGAGATCCTCGAAGCCAACAACATGAACCTGGGCAACGACATCGCGCCGAAGGACGGCCGGGCGATGTTCAAGGGCACTCCCCTGACCTACGCGCCGTATCTCGACAACGATTCCACCAACCCCATCTACATGCTGGACTGGCGATTCCTTCAGATCGGCGTGATGCCCGGATGGGAAAACAACGTCACGAAGCCCTACCGGCTCGACGGCAAGCACAACGTGCGGCGCGTGGACCTGGATGCTTCGCTGAACATGGTGTGTACCGACCCGCGCAAGCAGGCGGTTTTCTATCAGACTTCGTAATCGGCGGCGGGCCTGACCGGACCGCTTCCGGCGAAGTGAACCCCTTTTCAGAGAAAGGTTACTGACAAGATGGATTTCAGCAACAATTCCCATGTCGCCGATGGCCACCGCGTTGTCGGGTGGGTGTGGTACGGCGGCAGCGATGCTATCAAGGAAGGTGAGGCGGTGTGTTACAACACCGACTACGGAACCGCAACGGCCCGGAACGGACGGCGCAACAACTTCGTTGAGCGCCCGACTTCCGACAACAACCAGGCTTTCGCCGGGGTGGCGGCCCGAAGCTACTCCGCTCATTCCGGCGGGCAGTTCATCGAGATCAATCAGCCCGGAAGTCGAGGCGTGAACGTGGCCCTGGGGGCAAACGTCACCATCGGCGACATGCTCACCTTCACGGTCGGCACTGACGACGAGGCCGGGCGCTTCGTCAAGGCTGGCTTCGAGGGGCGTGGATCGGTTCGTATTCGGCAGACTGTCGCTGCCGGCATTCTCGAAGCGAGCATGACCGGCGGCTGGAGCCTGGACAAAGACGATGGCAAGACCCTGACTGTCACGTCCACCACGGGGATCAGTGCCGGCGATACCGTCGTGCTTCTCGGTGGTGAAGCTGAGGACGGCGGCGGGTCCATCGTTCCGGGCAAGTATGCCGTCGCTTCGGTGACGGACGCGACCACGCTGGTTCTCGCGACCAGTGCTATCAGCGGCACTGCGGCTGCGGACCTGACCTGCACGGGGTACGCCTACAGCGGCAATCCGAAGGCTCAGGCTGACTTGCTGGAAGGCAACGAGTCCGGCGGCGTCGAGTTCATCAGTCCGCCCAACGCCGGCGGCGATGACCAGGAGTACATGACCGGGGGCGTGACCTACGTCTGCGGCGGTCTCACCCTGGCGGCTGACGCCGAGTGCGAGCTGGCCGACGGCGATGTGTTCGGCGAGCGCAAGGGGTTCGTGCTTCTTGGCGCGCTGACCACCAGCGATTTCGTCGTGGACCTCGTGACCGCCGGCCTCCAGGGCGCGGGTACTGCGCTCGCTGAGGCGAACGCGATGGACGCGGCCGGTGATGCCTGGTTCGGCGAGTGGATGGGCGTGTGGCGCACTGTCGGCCTGGTCGGCGGCGCAACCGAAGCGTGATGATGTGATGTGATGACGGCGCGGGGGCTTCGGCCCCCGTGCTATCACTCGCTGAAAGAGGTATGACGTGTCTGAGTCCTCTCTATCGGTAGGCTATCACGATCTCATGGCGGAAGTCGGCGGCTTTCTTGGTTACGGCCGGGACAGCGACGAATGGAGCGCCGCCGTCCAGTCCGAGGTAGACGGCTACGTTCAGGCCGGCGTGCGGCAGTTCTACTTTCCGCCGCATGTCGAAGGGGTCGAGCCCGGCTATGAGTGGTCGTTCATGCGGCCTACCGGGACGCTTGCCCTTGTGGCCGGTCAGTGGGAGTACGACGCTCCTGACGACTTCGGCCGGCTTGTCGGCGACCTGTTCTTTCCCGAGGCGTCCGGCTATTCATCCGTTCCGGTGGTTGCAGAGGCGCGGATTCTTGCTCTGCGGCAGGGTACGGATGCAACGGCGCGGCCCTATGTGGCAGCGAGCAGGGCGAAGGCGTATGACCGCACGACCGGCCAGCGCTGGGAAATACTGGTGCATCCAACCCCGGACAAGACGTATACCCTGACGTATCGCTACGAGGCGTACACAGGGAAGCTGACGGCCGCGCAGCCGTACCCGCTTGGCGGGATGAAGCATTCCGATGCTATCATCGAGAGCTGCCTTGCGGTCGCCGAGCAGCGTGCCGATAATGAGCGGGGATTGCATTGGGAGGCGTTTGTCCGTGCTCTCAGCGCGGCCGTCCAGCGGGATCGCAGGATGGGGGCCGCCTACTTCGGGAACATGGGAAACAGGGACAACGCCCAGGTTCTGCCGAGGCGTCAATGGGGCTCGTCGTATCCTATCGTAATCAACGGAGTGACGCATTGAGCGACGTTGTGACTATCGAAGTCGGAAAGTCTGCGCTCATTATCGCGACTGCGGCCATGACTCTGATTACGTCACTGGCTACGGCGTTCCTGGCCTGGCTTGCAAAGCAGGTTGTGAGTCAGGGCGCGAAGCTGGTTCAGTTGGAAGCTCGCATGAAAGAGCGTGAGAACGCTTGCGGCGAGCGGCTGGACTGGATTCGGGCGATGGAGTCGGCAGTCAACGAGACGGCGCAGAAGGTGGCGGAAATGCACGGTGTCATGTTGGGCCGTGCGGACAAACAGAAAGAAAGCAGAAAGAAAGGAATCGGTGAATGAAAATACTGTGGATGCTGGTTGTGCTGTGCTGCGGCCTTGTGGTCGCTCTTCTCTCGGGATGCAGAACCGGGCTACCGCTCTTCGGAGGGGCAGCTCAACCGTCGGACCAACCGGCGGGCATGACTGTGACGCCTGAGATGATGCACGTCTACATGTCCGCGATCGAGAACGGGCAGGAGAACATTCCTACCATCGTCAAGGAAATGGTCAATGAAGGCATGTCCTTCGTCGTGAAAAACGAGGGGTATCTGTACGGTCCTGACGGCAAGCCGTTTCTCGATCCTGACGGCAAGCCGCTACGGCTCGAACAGACGGTGATCGCCAAGCTGAACGATCTGAAAAACCTGATGGAGTTAACCGGTCTTGAAGAATTGGAGGTCCGCGTTTGCGGGTTCCCTGATGCGTCCAATCTGCCGGAGAACCTCAGACAGGTGCCTATGCTTCCGACGATCTTTTACGCGAAGCTGAAAGCCGGTGACACCCTGAAAGGTACAAGCCATAGGGCAGAGGAAATTGCGGCTTCTGCAAAAGAGCGTGAGGTCATATTGACCGGTCTTACTGCCTACGCGGCTCAGAGGGGGGAGAACGTAGCCAAGACGATTGACGCGTTGGCAGACGGCACCGTAAAGGTTCTGACGACAACCGGCAAGGAGATCATCGGTCGCGTAACCGGCACCTACGCGGTCGATGCGGCGGTAGAAGGTGCCGGGAAGGTGATCGGTGCAGTAATCAAGACTGACGCCGGAACTGAGAACGTCATCTGTGAGGGTGACGATTGCAATCTCATTCAGTAGGAGGTTACCAAGATGCTTTCGAGGATTTGTTCGGTTCTCAAGATCAAGCCGCCGAATCGCGAGACGGTCGGCCTGTTGCAAGCCAGCGGCGATACCGTCCCGAGCGACGGCGACACCGGGTATGCAACCGGGTGCCTGTTCCAGCACACGGACGGCGGCGACGGCACGGCGCTGTACGTCAATGAGGGTGATGCCGACTCGTGCGACTTCAACGCGGTGACGGTCGGGGCATAACAAGGAGTCCGGCGTGGCGAAGAAACGAAGCATCGACATTGTGTTTCCACTGGCAGGATTGAACCGGCGCGCCAGCGTTCGGCAAAGTCCGCCGTACGCCACGCCGGACTGCCTCAATGTCCGGCCGTTCGACCCGGTTTCAGGTCGCGAGCGCGGGGGCAGTCGTCCCGGCCTCGTAAGGACGCACCTTGACCGCATGGGAACCGGCGACCCGGTGCAGATGTTGACGACGATGAACCTTGCCCTTGGGTCCGGTTCTGAAAGCGGCTTCACCGGATGGACCGACACGTTCGAGGGCGGGGAGCTGTCTGACGTGTGGACCCAGGCGGCATGGGCCGACGCTGTTCCGAAGGTGATAGCAGGTGCCGACGGCGTGATGGACGATACCCTGGAGTCGGGCGCGGCCGTGCGGGATGCCCTGAGTATCGACGCTGACAACGCCTATTCTGTGGGCCTGTTCATCATGCCATACGATGGGGCAAACCACGGGAAGCACAGAATAGCCGCTAGAATGGACGCGGACACCCCGGACGTGACTCAGGACGGAATACTTGCCGAACTGGTCATGGAGGGCGACGACGGGGCCGCTACTGGGTCTTTGAAGGTCTACGTTGGCGGCGTGGAGACTGAATACAGTTTTTCGGCCTATGCCGGCGACGGTTCTCCGGCTGCGGGGTGGTTTACGGTCCTGGTTGATGGCGACAACGTAAAGTGCTACTGGCGGGGAACGCAGTTGTTGTCTCAGGGCATTGCGAGTCAGGACGGGACGCGGGTTGGCTTCGGGCTGGAATGTACGCAGGAAGGCGGGGCGTGCTGGGTTGACGTGTTTCGGGTCCAGTATTACACCAGCGTCAGCGCCGGCACGATCATGCAGGGCACGGTTGTTGTCGGTTCTTCCGGGGGGAAGCTGTACCGGGACACGACCACGGGCGCGATAGAGGAAGTCGTTTCAGACCTTGACCTGTTGGATGACGCCCAGCTCAGCGCAACGCAGATCGGGCAGAAACTCTACGTTGCCGACTATGGCGGCTTGCGCGCCTTCGGGTCCGATGGCTCGATGGACGGCGACGGTCTTGTCCTGACGGCGACGGGAGTGTCCGACTGGTCGGCCCTGTCGATCAACACCGATACCGACGTGGTTGTAATCTCCGAGGCCCAGGGTGCGGTCACTGCCGGCACGTACCGGATAGCCTCGGTCTCCGAGGGCGGCGTAACGCTCGATGAAAGCGCCGGGGGCGCGGGTGAGTGTTCATACAGGATCGCACGGGCTCCGAAGGTCTACGACCCGTTGACCGACACGCTGGCGGTGCTTGAGGCTTCCGAGGGGCAGGCGCCGACCGGATGCCCGTTGGTGTGCCGGTATCGTGACAGGCTCGTACTGGCAGGCGACCCGACCGCGCCGCATGTGTGGTACGTGAGCCGGCAGAGTGACCCGACCGATTGGGACTATTCCCAGGAGGATGCGCAGGCCGCCGTGGCCGGCACGAGCAGCGACGCAGGAGTCCCGGGCGAACCGATTACGGCCCTGGTGCCTCACAGTGACGACTACCTCGTCATGGGCTGCGAGTCGTCTCTGTGGCGACTGAGGGGCGACCCGGCGTACGGCGGAAGCCTGGACAACCTGAGTATGACCGTGGGGATTGTTGACCGGGACGCATGGTGCCTGACTCCCGAGGGAGACCTTGTATTCCTGAGTCACGACGGCGTGTACGTACGTCCCCCGGGCGGCAACGGGTATCCGGTGGCACTGTCCCGCGAGGCCCTGCCCGACGAGCTGCTTGACTTCGCGACGTGGGAGACTCGTGCTATCATGGAGTTCGACACGAGGGGGCGCGGCATACA